CCCTAAAGTTTCAAGGATTTCGCCATAGGCAATTTGTAGTTGCCTCAAGCGACCTTCAAGAGTATCTGCTGCCGTAATTGCAGAACCACCATATTCCTTTGTTAAAGCATCAACTGCGCCTTTGAAATCTTTATTTTTGATGATTGTTTTGTCAATACTCACGCCAAGTCTTGTGAGTGCGCCAATGTTGCCATTGTATGCCTTTGCAATTGCTAAGGAAACGGTCTGCAAATCTTTTTGAGTGCCGGCTGCGGTATCAAGAGCAACATTTTGAAGAGCCTGTGCCTGTGTCAAATCACCTGTTGCCGTGGTGAGGGTGATAAGGCTCTGACGAAGTTCTGTGTCAGATACGGCAACCAACATTTGTTGCTTAGAAATATATTCTTCAGTAGCTTTGATCGCAGCATCGGTTGCACCCGTTGTATTACGCAAAGAATTGGCAAGAAGTGCTTGTGATTTTTGATCTTCAATTGCACCTTTTACGGCATCAACACCTGTTTTGACCGCAAATGCACCCACGGCAACTGTTGCAACTGCAAATGCTTTTGCAATCTTTTTTCCTGCATTGGCAAAATTTTTCTCAAGACCTTTGAGGTCTTTGACGGCTTGCTTAGAACCTTTGTCATTATAGACGGTGATAATCCGCTCAACAATTGCCACGATTTACACCTCTCTCTGATTGACTGCGGCATCAACGCGTGCCTGTGCTTTTGCAGAGGCTTTTTCAACTGCCTCACGAATTCCTTGCAATGCTTTGTATCTTTTGTTATCAACAGCTTTTATGAGTGCGCGACCTTTATCTTTACCTTCACCGCGAGCAGTTGGCAATGCGCCATGCTCTCTTTGAATCACACCAATAAAGTGTTGTGAAGCCTGTGGATTGCGTGAACGGCTTGTTCGACTTCGTGATCGAGATGCTGCACTTCCTCGACCTGCCGTTTCAAAGATTGCACCACCTGGGTCACGCTGAATGACTCCGTAAGTATTGCGAAAACCGCTTCCGTCTTTTTTGGTAGTTGCGGCAGTTTGCTTGATTCCTGCCTTAGCTCGTTCGGCATCGTAGGCAATGAATCCACGAGTTTGATCTTGGGCTAATGGGCCGACTCCATTGAATCTTTTGAATCCGCCTTTTTGCCATCCTGAAGGGTGGATTTGATCATTGCTTGGAAGATAACCTTTTGCCTCAAGAACAATCGGTGCAAGAATGCCACGAATTTCTTTATTCAATTCTCTTTTGAGGTCAGGCGCGAAGCGTTCAAGGGCGATGATGTTTTCGGTCAAACCTTGCATCACAATTGTGTAATTGATTTCCGCCATTACTTGCTTCGCGCCTTCGCTCGTTCTTTCATGTATATGACTATTGCTTCAAGTATGCCATCGGGAGCATCAAGCAAATCATTTGGAGATATGCCTGTCTCCACAGAAACCGCTGCTATTGAATAGGTCAGGCTGTCTCTGTGGATTCGAAATTTGGGTCTGTGTCCAGCGAGACTGCTTCCAATGTATCTAAGAAGTCAGGGCCGAAGGGCTTGACAACTTTTCCGTTTGCTCTAAGCGCGAGCCAACCCAAATAATAGATATGCTCTAGCTTTTGTTCTTCCCCAATTAACTTTGCAAGTCCTTTTCCATACTTTTGTTCAAAGTCAACGATGATTCTTGGGCGCAACGGGAAAGTTGCATCCGTACCATCGTTTGTTTTTACCTTTATGAATAAGCCATCCATTTTGTTTCCCCCTTAGTTTTTTATGTTGTTGTCTTTGTAATTGCGCCGCTGATAGGCCACGACACACTTGCAGTTGCTAACTCACCCACAGCACCGTTCAACGGAGTCCATTCTGACACAACTGTTGAAAAACTGTATTGAGGATTTAGAACAGTTGTTGTTCCATTGACAGGCTTGACTGCAATTGTTACTGCCGTTCCAAGCGTTGGATAGATTGTTTGCTCCACGCTTGAAGTTGCATAATCCTGATGAAATTCAAGAGTGACTGAGTTATCGGCAAGACCTGCAACACGAGTCTTTGCAGTTTGTCCGAACGCTGTGGTCTCAACGATGTCAAAAGTTGAACTCAATGAGACTGAACTAATGTGATCGCTCAAGTCGGTTGATCCGAAAAGAACATAGCAATTATTCAGAACGATTCTAGCCATTATGCAACCGCCTTAGTGATTGCGCCTGTTACGGGCCAGGAAACACTTGCTGTGGCTAGTTCGCCAACGGCTCCGTTAAGTGGAGTCCATTCTGATACAACTGCCGAGCAGGTGTATGAAGGATTGAATGCGCTTGTTGATGATCCATTTGGCTTCACAATTACTGTTGCAACTGTTCCAAGTAATGGATAAATTGTTTGCTCAACTTCGCCTGTTGCATAATCCTGATGAAATTCAAGAGTGATTGAATTGTCTGCAAGACCTGCCACGCGAGTCTTTGTTGATGATGATGAAAATGCTGTTGTTTCTACGACATCAAATGTTGATGAGAGCGAGACTGAGCTGACTAGGTCGCTCAAATCTACTCCACCAACAGAGATGAAGGCGTTTGTAAGAACGATGCGTGCCATTAGTTGGTCACTCCTTCTGTTGCTGGTTTGATGGATGGTGATACTGCATTGCTTGCCTTGATGTGGTTTGCAGAAATGAGTGCTTGTGCGCTTACTCCTGCATCAACAAGTTCTTTGTCGGTGATTGAATCACCTTTCTTCTTGCCACAGACCTCTCGATCTGAGATGACGATGTATGCCATTTGTTCTCCTTATCCCCAAATCGTGATTCTGTAACGATAGGAAAGAAATGTGACTCCTTGTGAATCATAAGTACCTGCTTCGGCACCTGTGACTCGCAAGGTATTTACTGTTCCCCCAAGAGTGCGATCACCTTCAATTGCTGTTTTGATAGAACTTGCGCCTGAACCTGCAAGGTATGCATCAAGTTTGTCTTGTCCAGCACGCTCTGAAAAGCGTTGCACAATCACAAGGACATCAACCTGCGCTTGGTCAAGACCGCGAGCATTGTCAATGTCGAATGTGAAATCTAATTGCCCTACTACCGCACAAGGCGGAACTACTGTGTCAGGAATTAAATCATAGGCTCGTAAGCCTGTAATTGTTTGCAGTCTTGTTTTCAAACCATCTCGAACTTGACTTGGGTTCATTATTTAGCCAACCCATTGTTCTTGCGGAAAGGTCGAAGCAATGCTTCAACATCAGGATCAAGGCGTGAAGTAAGTCTGACAGTTCCAAGTTCAGGTGTTCCTGCAATCCCAAATGGTGATTGTCTGCGAACAAAGATGCGTGAAGATTGAATCAAGCAAGCTGATTGCACCTCGTAAGGCACCGCACTCCAACCCCACACACCGGTGATTTTGCAAGCCTGTGGTAAGTAGTAAGGCCATACATAACGCCCGATTGCAAGGATTCTTGTGAAAGGCCACCCTCTTCGTGGATTGTTGATGGGTTCAACCATATAATCACTTGTTGCCCACACGGTATTCCAAGTCTGATTGAAATTGTCATCTGTTGCAATCTGTGTGATTGTCACGATGTCATCAACATTCATTGTCCACGGATCAAGGGCGGTGTAATACCGGGCAACAGGTGATTGAGATGTTCCGTCAGGATAAAAGAATCGCCCTGTGTAGTCATCAATCATTCGACTTACTGCATTGATGGCTGCTTCAAGAGCTGCATCATCTGTTGAATCGCTGATTGTCAATGCTGCCTTCAACTCGGCAAGTGTGGAGTAACCGTTAGTGATCGCCACGCTTTATCCTCTTTTCTGCTTTCGGCAGGATTGCTCGTTCTAATTGTGGCTCCGCAGTTGCCGTTTCTTTCGGCTTTCTGCGAAGAAGTTTCTTTAGTCTTTCCATGCTTCGTGATGACTTTCATCTAACCAAAATGACTTTTGGTGCGGAAGTATTACTGAAGTGTTCACATGGATTGGATAGCCAAGTGATTTGATTCTGCGCGAGAAAAGTAAATCCTCACCAATCCATTCTCCATTGACAGGCCCATCCCAAAACCAACACCAATCTTTGCCTTGATTTGGGTCTGCGACCTCGCGCATCTTTTCTAACACGCTTCTGTGAATCATCAGGCAACCTGTGCCTGCTGCATCTATTTCAAAAACTGAGTTCTTGTCATATTTATACAAGGGCAAGAATCCTTGTGGCGAATCTTGAAAGATTGCAGGAACGGGTTTTGGATAAGTTTTGCCAGGAACACCGAAACCTGCAAAGACTAAACCTGCAACAACAGGGCGTTCTTTGTCATGGGCGGTGTCGCATAAAGCATCAAATGCTTCAACTGAGAGTTGCTCATCGCTATCCAACATCAACAACCAATCGGAATCGGTCATTTCTAAAAATTGTTTCACAACACGATTGCGTTGCTTTGACAATAACCCTGAACCTTTGACTCGCACGAACGGGCCGAGTCTTGAATTTCTAGCTCCTGAGAGTTGGATCAGTCTGAAAGCAAAAGCGCCATTGACCATTCCTGGATCGCAAGACCCGATTGTTACTGTGTGACCTGTTTTCATGTGATTCCCCCGAATCTTAGAGGTGAAGAGTGGGTAAGTCGGGGGGAGCCTACCCACTCTTCACACTATTAAAGAACCTTCAGATTAGAAGGTTGATGCTTCTATCTTTAGAAGCTAGGTGCCGACAATCCGGTTCCTGAGATGATTGAGGCTGCTAGAGGATAACGCTCTGCTGTGTAAGCAGCGTAACCATATACAACAGTCTTGATTGTCAAGTTTCCTGCGCCTGTTGCATCGTAACGAAGTGTGAATGGTGATCCTGGTTGTTCCCAAAGGTGAGATTCACCTGCGTTGACAACATAGATTTCATCCTGGTTTGTTGTTGTTCCGTATGTTGTTCCGATGTTTGCATCAGTAATGATTGGGAGACCCATCATCTGATATCCGGAGTTTCCATATGCAGAAGGGCCTGCTCCAACGCCTGATGCGTTCATTGGGCCGTTAGCCGCTGGCACTACTAGTGGGCGGTTTGTGCTGTCAACGGCGGCTAGCAAGAAAGCTAATCTCCGCGGATGCATTATGAAATGTGTTGGGTTTGTGAATGAGTTTGTCTGAATCTGTTGGATCGCATCTGCGAGCTTTGGATATAGCAGACCAACTGTTGGTGCTGTTGATGTGAATGTGATTGCGTTTCCGCCTGATGCACGAAGGCCCTTGATTGTGCCGGCTGTACCTGCACCATTTAGGATTTGTGAATCAAGTGTTGTGTGCCATGACTTGATCAAGTCTGCTGCAACAAAAACATCAATGCCTGTTCCACGCTCAATCGCTTGGCGTGATAGGTCTTGCTGTCCGGCAATTGTACGAACATTCACAGTTAGCAATGTATCGTCAACATCTGTCTCTGATACTGCATCATTCTGTGTAACTTGTACGGCCGTTGACGACCCTGTGGTCATGCGACTAATATTCAGGGTCATACCAGAAGGCGGAAGTGTCATCTTGTTTGTTGCAAAGTCTGCAAATGGGCGACCTGCACGAGCAAGTGGTGCTGCTAGATCAATGAGGTACTGTGGAATCACAAGACCTTCGAACTGTGCAGTTCCAACATCGCGGCGCTCAATCTCTTCTTCGCGCATATGGCGAGCAAGACGATCCTGTGCTGTGAAGTCTGACTTGAACTGTGCGTTGTAAGCATCCTTGAAGAATGATGAATCTGAACGCTCTGAGTATGTGCGTGATTCGCGTGTAACTGTTGTTCCACCAACGCGTGGTGTTGCAACTGATGCAACTGATGAACGAATCTCAGATGCCTTTGCATCTGCATCCGCCTGTGCCTTTAGCTTTTCGATCTTTGTATCTAGTGAGCGTGCTTCTTCTACGAGAGCATCAACCTTCTCGGTTTCCTCAACAGTAAGGTCGGTACGGTTCTCTTCTGCAACTGCTTCGAGAACTGCATCCATTTCTGCCTTTACTGCATCACGGCGCTCAACTACTTTGTCAAAATATGACATTTGGTCTCCTTGTGAGTTTGTTGTTTTGGAAGTGAGGTGGTGGCGATGCTTCTCACGGCGCTTGCAGGGTGTGAGTCTCGCTCCGACTTCGATCTGTCAGATTGCTGACAGAAACTTATTTTGTGTTATTGATTATCGCTTTTGCTAGGCGAAGAGAAATCTTGCGACCTTCTTCTTCGGTTGGTTCAGGCAAGGCTTCAATGTAGCGAAGTTCAGACATTTTGTGACCAACTAAAGTTTCTGTTGGTCGGTATCCATCACGGAATTCTTCATACACACGAATCAAAACAGCAGGATCATCTTCTTCAGCTTCAATGGTGAAGTCTGTGCCAGGAATGTTGAGAATGCCTTCTTCTAGGATTCGCTCAATGCGACCCTTAGCAGTTCCACCGCTTGAATCCCATTCAACAAAGTCGCCCACATTTTCGCGTGATTCTTCTTCAATTTCGCCTTCTGTGCCTGTGAGCATTGCCATCATTTCAACGGCTTTCATGATGTATTCATGACCTTCGCTCAAGTCATCAAAAATTGTTTTCAAGACGATCAAAGATTCACCGGTGACTTCACGGCCTTCCTTGATTGCATCTATGGCACTTTGTAATGCCTCGCGTGCTTCAACACTAGTTGTGGGGTATGCGGGATATGTTACGACAGATACATCGCCATCAGCAAGGCTGACTTCGGTAAGAACACGGCGACTTCTATCATCTGACCACTTCTGACGAATTACACGGAAAGCAAAAGACATTTGGTCAACATCTCCGCGCTCAACTAACTTGTAAAGGTCGCGCCCCTCTGATGTGTCTGCAATTGTTGCATCCATATACAAACCGCGATCATCTTCGGTAAGTGTAAGAGTGCCGTTTTTGGTTCTGGCGAGAGGTAATCCAGAATGGTTAATCAATAATCTAACATCAGGTGTTTCCATCAAAGTCTTGCGAAAGGCTCCCGGTGCGATGCTTTCCTTGAAAGGAAGGGGAACGCTTGAATCATTAAACACGGCTGCGTATCCTGAAAGTTGCATTGTGCCATCTTCAGCTTGGCGTGCTTCAACATCTCGCACCGTGAATGTGCGGCGTTCAATTTTTTTCATTTTGCTCCTTGAATCGGATTCGGCATCGAGCGCATCAATCTTGCGTTGCGCCCAATTTTGCGCCCTGTCAGAAAAGTTGGAATCTCCACCCCACAACAACCATGCAACAAGACCTGCGCCTGGATACTGTGAATCTGAAGGATCGTTATTTTTTGGTGCTTGTCCATCAACTTGATGGCGAGCGAACCAGGGTGCCATCTTGCGAACTTTGTTTTCGGTGATTCGACCTGCTGCCATTTCGCGTGCTTCACGCTTTGTGCCATCAGTTAAGCCATCGCCCCCAAAACCTTCTTCAAGGTATTTGAGACCTCGTTGAGCATTTTCACGAATGAAAGAAGGAACGCTCAAATCAACTGCGCGAGTGTTTATTTCTCCACCCGGTTCCATATCCTCTGCGATAGATACTGCAACCATCTGATCAACTGCACTTTGCTTGTCATCATGGCAACCAATTGTTGTGTAGGAACCGTCAGTTTCTTCTTTGACAGTTGCCCAACCTGCACAATCGCTTTGTTTATCTGAGATGAAATATGGCATTTTTATCCTTAAATCAGAAGCAGAACTTCTGCATCGTCATTGAGTACGGAAAAGTCAATCTGTGAAACTGCATTTATTCTGACAACACCCAATGATGCAGAAGCACCTGCAAGAATCACACTTGGAATCTTTGGTTCAGGTGTTGGAAGAACAAAGTTAGGCTGAACAAAGTTCGGCATTCCGAACGATCCGACAACGGCAGTTTCAGCTTGTGGAATTGTTGCCTGTGCTAGAAGTCCACCAAGAGGTGCGCTTGCCGAAACAAGGTTATCAATTCGAGCAGTTGCACTTGCACTCAGAGAACCAAGAGTTGCATTTGCAGTTGCAAATGTGATCGGCCCTAAAACATCAATATCGAGTTCAGAGGTATCAAGAACAAACTGCGCCATGTCAGCTCGCTAGTGTGAGCGAAACTGTCAGAGAACCGCTTGGAATGGTGAAGGTATCTCCTGCGGTGTAAGGGTTGCCTGTAATGGCACCACTAAACAAAAAATTGCCTGTTGTCGCATTATCCCAAGCCGTGAAGAATGTCGCATCCTCTGAACCTGCAATGTTTGTCCAAGAGACATCTGCATCTGAAGTCAATCCGCCACCTGATGCAGTTCCAAAGGAAACTGATTGACGAGTTGTTTCAGTTGCAGGATTGCCTGTGCCATTTGCGCCTGGGTCGCCGATATGTAGCTTCACAAAGACATTGGCTGCTGAATAGGCGGTGGCGTTGCCAACTGCATCAAGGAACTTGTTTGCAAGATATGAACTCAGACCTGTTGCCATTATTCATCCCCCTCAACAAACTCTTCAATCACTTCGACAATGAGGTTGTTCTCATCGCGGATGATTCTCTTGCGAACACGAGTGCGTTCAATTGTGTTTGTCACATTGACAGTCGGTGCATCCACGCTCACATTTGGCGCTTCAACATTGACCTGTGGTGAATCAAGCATGACCATCGCAGGTTCAATCGTCACATTAGGTGCTGCGACATTGACTGTTGGTTCAGGAACTTGAAGAACCATCTGTGGTTGATTATTGCGAGCCTCGCGAACATCATAAGCAGATGCAGGATCAAGTGGGTCAATTTGTGCAATAGGTTGCAACTGACTTGAAGGAACTCCTGTGTGTGCCATCGGTTCCATTCCAATCGCAGCCAATACCGCTTCAGGGTCATATCCAACTTGAACGAGCTGAGTAACAATCTCAGCACGCAACTTGACACCAACATCTTTTGCATCACTTGCATCAATGTTTTGCAATGGCACACGATAGTTGTCACCATCAGGAATCGGTGCCATATCTTCCATTGCATGAACATCATTGAGGCTCAAGAAACCTTCACGCAAGCCCTTTGTGTAGGCTTCATAACGCTCAAGTGTTGTACCGCGTAGCAAAGCATCAAGATTGAACTTGATGAAACCGTCAGGTTCAGGAAGTAAAGTGCTGAAAGATTGCTCTAATCGCTCAAGCAATGGGCGCAATGAGTGCTGAACGAAGGAAAGATTCTGTGCTTCAACAGATGCAAATGACATCGCACCTGCAACCGGATGACCCAAAAGGCTGATTGGAACACGGAACAGGCGTGCAATATCTTCCACATTGAACCGGCGTGTGTCTAGCAATTGTGCATCTTGAGCGTTCAAAGTCAATGGCTTGAATGAAGCACCACCTGAAAGCACGCCAATTTTTCCTGCGCGGTATGGGCCTGTATGTGTGATATTCCAATCGCGCCCAATGTCTTGTGCTTGCTCTTCTGTTAGTTCGCCAGGGATTTCAATGACTCCGCCTGGGTTTGCTGCATTACCAAAGTAGGCTGCTGCATAAGTGTCGGCTGCCATAGCAGCGCCAACTGTTAGTCGAGCAGCAGCGATTGGGCCAAGACCATAGTTTGTGCCGGGCAATCTAAACAATGGGATGTGGAGCATTTCATTCTTTGTAAGAATTTGAGTGTATGCACCCTGCTCATCGCGTGTCTGAACCTCGTACACAAGAGGTTCATTAGGGCGCAGACGGCGGATACGCACATCATCAGGGTTGAGGCAATAAAGTTCCACAACCTCGTTGTTGTCATCGCGTACAGTCAAGATAAAGGCGTTTCCGTGGATGTTAAGTGAGGCAATGACTTGCTCATAAAATTCAATTCGTGATGTTTCAGGGTTGGGAGTGTTCACCCAATATGGAGTTTCACCATATGCTGCTGCATAAGAAATGCGAGCGCGACCACGGCGTACATAAGCGCCAAGTGGTAGCGAGCTGATTGTGTCACCTAGAAGGCGCACGCAAGCATAAACTGTTGACATACGGATCGCGCTGTCGGCAGTTACATCAATTCCTGAAGGTGCCATGTATGCAGGGCGACCAGGAATGATCGGCTCAACATATTGACTGTTGTTGGCTCGCTTGTCTCCTGCTCCGCGCAGTCTTTTACTCAAACTCATTTCTCAACCTTTTCTGTCGCCCATACTAAAAACCCACCGAGCGCAATCAATGCGACAGGTACGGAAAGCATCCAAAGCCCACTTGTTACCAAAGAGACACCGATGACCTCAATGATGAGTGCATAATCAATCTTCTTCAAGAAGTTCATTGATCTCCTTAGACTTGGATGGAAAAATATCGTGGAGTAGGTGGCTTTGGTGGCGCAGGTTGGGTGGCTCTGTCATAACCAAAGATTGAAGCAACGGCGGCATCCACCTTACGGCGAGAACTTGCCTTTGCAACCATTACACCTCGTGATGATTGTTTCGTGACACAGTTTGCAATGTGCCTTGCAAGGCGCTCATCCCCATCGTGAGTGAACGACTGATTGACAACGCCTTCGTAGAACTTTTGTGTTGCAGGAACCATTCGCTCTGCGCTGTTGGGGTAGGCGACAACGGGGAGTCCTTCTTCATCAAGAACCATAAAGGTTCGGTTCCATCTGGCAGGGTCGAAAACAATCTCTCGCACATCAAATCGAGTATCTCGTGCATTTGAAATGATTGTCTGTTCAACTTCCGCAATGGGTACATGCCATCCTTGCTCTGCATCGTCAGGTTTTTCCCATAACCCAACAACGCTCAAGTGTGGCTTTTCACCGCCAAGTGACCAGGCAACAAGTGCAGTTGAGTCATTGGAGAAAGAACCATCAAAGGCAAGGACAACTTCTTCGCCAGGTATTGGAACTCTTGTTTGATCTTCTATCGCTTCCCATGAGCCTGTTGGCAACCATGCAACAGAGGTACTGACAAAGCAATTGATGCGCTTAGTGCGAAACTCAGCTTCGGGAGTACGCAACACGGCGCTCTCGAAATCTCCTAAATCAACGATGTCATTCAAACCAGGATTTGCCTCGGCCCACATATCTTTGTCTCTGTGATCGCCTTCAGGTTTTGTAGGTTCCCACCATGCAAAGAAAAATGATGGGTCTTTGGTTTCTTCTTTGACGATTCGTTGCCCGTATTGGTAGAGCGAATAGCAAAGTGAGTCTTGACCATTGGCTTGTGTTTTCACACCTGCCGTTGTAATTCCAAAGAGCAATGAATCAGCTCGTGCGCCACCTGCAAGTGAGAGAGTGTTCCACAAATCCCATGAAGGTTGTGCGTGAACCTCGTCAAAGATGACAAGCGGTGAAGGGTTCAAACCTTCTTTTGTGTAAGCCTCTGCCGATAGCACTCGATAGACCGAAGCCTTTTCTTTGAACTCAATTGCATCGCGGTAGAGCGTGAACATGGATGAGAGTTCTTGATCCAACTCAATCATTCGCTTGGCGGTGCCAAATACAATTCTTGCCTGATCGCGGTCTGCTGCACACGAATAAATTTCTGAACCGTTGCCGCCAACTGTTAAACCTGCAAGACCCATTGAAGCAGCCAATGCACTTTTGCCGTTCTTCCGGGC